ACTGAAGGCCAAATGGTCTCCAGAGCTTGGTCAAGACTTGAATGCATACCACAACCTCGACGCTGAAGTTGAGTTGACAAGCATTCTTTCAGAGCAAATTGCTCTTGAGATTGATCGCGAGATCCTTGGCGACTTGATTGCTGGCGCTACTGCTGGTACCTACTACTGGTCACGCTCTCCAGGAATGTTCCTGAACCGCGAAACCGGACAAGAGGTTGGTGCAACTTCGGCTGCTCCTGACTTCACAGGTACTGTAAGCGAATGGTACGAGACTTTGATCGAAACTATCAATGACGTTTCTGCTCAAATCCATCGTAAGACTCTTCGTGGCGGTGCGAACTTCGTCGTAACTTCTCCTGAAGTTGCTAACATCATGGAGTTCACTTCTGGTTTCCGCGCTAGCATTACTGCTGACGCTGCTGCTGGAACTGTCGGTGCTGTTAAGGCTGGTAGCATTTCCAAGAAATGGGACGTCTATGTCGATCCTTACTTCCCACGGAACGTTGTTCTTGTCGGTCGTAAAGGCGCTAGCTTCCTCGAAAGTGGATATGTCTACGCTCCGTATGTGCCATTACAAGTCACACCTACCATCTTTGGACCTGAAGACTTCGTGCCTCGCAAGGGCGTGATGACTCGGTACGCCAAACAAATGGTTCGTCCCGACATGTACGGCCTCGTCGTTGTACGCGGACTCCTAGGTGAGTCAGGTAGCTGATAGCTAACTAAAGCGTAATTAAACGCAACCCTGCCTTCTTCGGAAGGTAGGGTTTTTTTTATTTGTGAAAGACTTAATGGCATGCATGGAACTACTTATAAACGACTTGAATGTTTTCTTTGGGGTTGGGGCCACTAACCCTTAAAGATAAGCAGCCGAAGTGGCTGGTTGCTTTTCGCGATTATGATCGGGTTATCGATAACCATTATATACCTTGAGGAGGGAACAAAATATGGGAAGAAGAGTAGGCTTAGGCCGTATAGAAAAATTATTGGAAAACTTAAATAGAGAAATTGATCTTGGAGCAAGCACATCGTTTAAAGGCGTACAAACTCCAAAGGTTGCAACTGTCGACAACGAAACCGCATTTGTAAGAAATGCTGATTCTATTGTGACTTTTACTCAACCAGCAAACACAATCATCAGAGCAATTTCTATTTTATTCCCTTCAGCTGCATACAGCACTGGAACGGGCAATGACTTAGGATTTGAAGTCGGAACTACAAGTTCGGGCGCACAGATTGTTGCGCAGCAGACAGATCAAATCATCGACGCAGGCGCAGATGGAACTGACTTGGCAACTGGCGCATACGTTGTATGTACTCTAGTTGTTCCAACAGAAGATGACACAACATTAGCAGTTAATACAGCTTATACAGCAGCAGAAAGAACAATTTACTTAAACACAACTTGTACAAATGCAGCAGCAGTAACGACAGCGGGAACGGCTCGTTGGATTATTGAGTATGTTCAAGTGGCATAATAAATAATCTGTTGATTGTTTAGCTCAAACCCCCTTCCTTTATTGGTTGGGGGTTTTATTTTTATGGAAACTATTTATTACAAACCACTGGAGGTATCGTGGGAAAGAAAAAAAGATTTATGCTCAATCCAAAGTTTGCTAAGAGTTTGGACAAATATAAGAACTTAAAAGCAGTATGGGCATCAAAAACAGAAACAAAAGCTGAAAAGGTTGAAGTTGCAGAGGTTGTAGCTGAGACTGTCGTTGAGGCTGTTGTTAGAGTTGTTGCGGAACCAGAGCCTGTGCCTAGTCTGCCGTTAGAAGAAAAAGTTGTCGCACCTACGCCTGTAGAAGTCGTAGAAGTAGAAAAGCCAAAACCTTCTCCCAAGAAGAAATCGGCTCCAAAAGCAAAGGCAAAGTCAAAAACTAAGAAGGTTGCGACAAAAAAGTCAACGAGAAAGAAAAAATAAAGTTATCTCTTCCCTGAATTGTACCATTCTCGCTGTAAATATACTAGATTAAGCATAAGCACTAAGTATCGCTAGGGTTTTTGCCTGTAGGCAACTATTTACTTCTGAAGATAGGAGAACTAATGAATGGCAAGTACAATCACACCAACAACGCTAAAGGTAACTATACGCGAGCAGATTAATATGGGCGGTACCGACTTCGGCGCAAAAACCGAATTTAGCCTTAATAATATAAGTGAAGTATCAAGAAGGCGGATGACAACGAATGGTACAGGTTCAACGATTGTAATTCGGTTTATGCCCTCAGCATCGGCAGGACAATTTATAAATACCGACATTAGATATGTAAGAATAACTAACTTGGATAACTCTAATTACGCAACTCTGAGGTATATAGGATCAGGCTCAACAGATTATTCATTCAGACTGGATCCCACTGGATCTCACATTATGGCACTCACTCAGCCGAGTAGTTCGGCTGTCGCAGGCGTTACCAGCTATGCAGACATCGCTGGGCTTACATTGACAGACTTGAGGACTATCACGGCTGTTGCCAACTCTGCCTCGGTAGATTTAGAATTATTTGTGGCAAGCATATAAGGAGTAATAAATGTCATTACCAACACTAACTCCATCTTCTACTACAAGCGCCATAGTTTTAACATCTACAGGTAGCCTTGATATAACTGGCAATGGCGCTGGCAATCCAGTACACTATCCCCTCGGACTCTATATCGATGCCGATTCTGATCTTTATGATGCAAGCTTCATTAATGGCGCCTCGGATCAAGTTGCTTTCACTTATAAAAAACTGGGCGGAGATGTTCTTGATATTGAGCTTACAGTCGGGAATATTTATGCTGCATACGAAGAGGCTGTTTTAGAATATTCCTATCAGATCAATACCCATCAGGCTAAGAATGTTCTTTCAGATCTTCTTGGTATGACAACTGGTACATTTGATCATGACGGATCTTTTAAGTCAGACTCTCCAACAACCGATTCAGTCAATCTAAAATATCCTAGGTTTCAATTTGAGCATGCAAACAGGGTTCAGGATGCAATGTCTTTCGAGGCAGATTCTGGCGGTCACCAAAACTTATATTCAGCATCTTTTAAAGTTACTGGCGGAGTCCAAGATTATGATTTACAAAGAATTATATCTGCTTCTTCTGCCGATAATAAAGATGAAGGGCTTGGTGGCACTGTAGATTACGCAGGCTTGGTTGGCAACAATAAAGTTTCAATCAAGAGGGTGTACTACAAAACAACTGCCGCTATGTGGAGATTTTACGGCTACTATGGTGGCGTTGGCGTTGTGGGCAACTTTCAGACTTATGGACAGTACGCAGATGACTCTACTTTCGAAGTAATACCTGCTTGGCAGAACAAGCTTCAGGCTATGGCATATGAAGACAGTATATATACAAGAACATCTCATTTTTCATATGAGGTTAATAATAATAAGTTGCGCCTGTATCCAACGCCAAGTTCTGGATCGGCAGGTGGGCTAGCTGACATATTCTGGGTAGCTTTTAGCGTAAAGAAAGATTCTTGGGAAGAGTACGACGATAAAAAGATTGGCATCGACGGCGTTAATAATATGAACACCGCCCCTTTCGACAACCTTCCTTATTCCAGCATAAACTCTATAGGAAAGCAATGGATCAGAAGCTTCGCTTTGGCACTAAGTAAAGAAACTCTAGGGCAGATCAGAAGCAAGTTTTCCACTTTGCCGATACCAGGAGAAAGCCTGACTCTCAACGGTCCAGCCTTAATAACTGAAGCCAAAGAAACACAAACCAAACTAAGAGAAGAGCTCAGAACAACTCTGGATGAGATGACTTATAATAAATTAATGGAGACAGATGCGCTAATGGTTGAAAATGTAGGCAAAATTACCGCCGCCGTGCCGCTGAAGATCTTCGTGGGGTAACTAAATGTCAGTAAAAAATAAATGGAATCAGCCGCTATCCGCCCCCCCACCAATGTTTGCCGGCAAAAAGGAAAAGGATCTTGTCAAGCAAGTCAATGACGAGCTTATCGAGAGAGTAATAGGGCAAACTATAATTTACTACCCTATTGATGTAGAGAGGACAAACTTTCATGATCTTTATGGAGAAGCGATAAATAAAACTTTTCTCCCACCAGTCAGAGTTCATGCCCTTGTTGAGTTTGATGGCATAGAAACTAAATTTCTTGGAAGCATTGGGCTAGACAAAGATGCAACCATCACTGTACATTTCCACAAAAGAAGGCTGACAGAAGATCAAGACTTGTTTGTCAGAGAAGGTGACTTCCTTTTGTACGGTGATATATTTTATGAAATTCATACTCTAGGTGAGCCAACAAGAATATTTGGACAAATAGACGATAGAATGGAAATCTCTGCTAAATGTAAGAGAGCAAGAAAAGGAGTTTTTGATGCCACTTAGAAATAAGAAAAATTTAAGCGAAGCCAATATTTCTGGTAACCAAGAATTCGAAATGATGCCTTCTACTCTAGAGACTATAGATATGGCTCTTCATTCTTACTTGGATAGTGACTTAAACTTATTTACGACGTCGAATGAAGGTTTTAATAAGGTACCTGTAGTTTGGATGACGCCAGAGAGATCTTTCCAAATAAAGAATGATAAGAATCTAAGGGACTCCAACGGAGTACTTAAGCTTCCAATGATTTCCTTAGAGAAGACATCCGTCACTAAAAATCCCACCATGCACGGAAGGATAACTGCCCATATACCGCCTCAAAATGACGCTAGGGGAGGCTCGATAACTATAGGTAAGAGGATCCAACAAGAAAAGACTTCTCTTTTTATGGCTAATGACGCTGCTCGATTGCGAGGCGGCGGAAAGTCTGTCGGGAAGGGAGATCTTTATTATCCATCCAACAGCAGTAAGATAGTTACGCAGACAGTTAAGGTTCCTCTTCCGGTATATGTTAACGTTAATTATAAGCTTCTTATACAAACTGAGTACCAACAGCAGATGAATGAATTGTTGACTCCGTTTTTGTTGAGGACTGGACAGATAAATGAATTTTTTATTAAGCACGATGGGCATCAGTTTGAAGCATTCTTGCCACAAGAATTTGGTTTTGAAAATAATACCTCAGATCTTGGCGAAGACGAGAGAACCTATAAAACTTCCATAGATATTAGGGTGCTTGGGCATCTCATGGGAGAGATGTCAAATACGGAACGTCCAAAGATTGTAGTCAGGGAAAACCTTGTTGTCATACGCCAACCGAGAGAGAGGGTGGTATTTGCAGACGTACACCCTAACAAAAAAGACGGCCAATTTTATAAAGAGTAAGTACTCTTTGGCATTTGGCTTACTATTTATAATACGAAACACTTCGCAAAGAATCGTACAGCTAGCAGCGGATTGTAAAGGAGAAATCTAAATATGTCAGTTAAAAAGTTTAAGTTTGTATCACCGGGAATCTTTATCAACGAGATAGACAACTCGTTTATCCCAAGAACGCCTGAGAATATGGGCCCTGTTATTATTGGCCGAACTCGCACTGGCCCAGCAATGAAGCCTGTTAAAGTTCACAGTTTCTCAGAATTTGTTCAGACTTTTGGAAATCCTGTAGCTGGTGGCAAAGGCGGCGATGTATGGCGTGACGGAAACAATGTCGGCCCAACATACGCAGCATACGCAGCGCAAGCATACTTAAACTCTGGAGTCGGTCCTGTAACAATGCTCCGTCTTCTTGGCGATCAGCACGATAGTTACACAACTGGCGGTAAAGCCGGCTGGACTACCCAAAACGCTCTTGGCGCTACGGCAACAGGTGGCGCATACGGACTTTTCGTATTCAACTCTCAAAGTGCTGTACCGGGCGATGGAAAAGTATCCACAGGCTCTCTTGCTGCTGTTTGGTACATGAATGATGCAAAAATTGTTCTATCTGGTACAATGAGGGGTGGCAATACTCTCGCTAGCGGTACCGCACTTATGATAAATGACTTGGGCGCAAACTTAACTTTCCGCGCTAAGATTACATCTGGAAGCACAACAATAAAAGAAACCACATTTAACTTCGACAGAGAATCAGATATCTATATTCGAAAAGTATTTAACACAAACCCACAAGCGGTTAACTCAACTCATACTGAGACTACAACTCCGTACTGGCTGGGGCAAACATTCGATCAGAACCTCGACCGTGTATACGGCGCGGCACAATCTTCTGGCTCTTACTATGCAATGATCGCTGGCGTAGCTTCAGGTTCTCATGGATACCACAATATGCAAATGGGCTTCCAGAACTCTAAAACTGGATTTTTTGTCGCACAAGACACATCAACCGATACTGCGAACTTTAAGCCAAAGAGCATGCAGAACCTTTTCCGCTTTGTCAGCCTTGAAGGCGGCGAGCACGTACAAAACAGCTTCAAGATTTCTATTGAAGATGTTCGACTTCCACCAAACCCAGACGTCGATCCCTATGGAACGTTCTCAGTTGTCCTTAGAAATCTAAAAGACACTGATAATAATGTACAAGTTGTCGAAAGATATTCAAATCTTAATCTGAACCCTAACTCTCCAAACTACATCGCTCGTAGAATTGGTGATGCATACGCAACATGGAGCGATTCAGAGAGAAGGTTCCGACACTTTGGCAACCACCCAAATCAATCTAAGTATATTTATGTAGAAATGAATCAGGATGTTGACGAGGGCACTACTGATGCAGAATATGTCCCAGCAGGTGTCTTAGGGCATCCTCGCCCAGTCAGCTTCAACTTGATGTCTGGCGCTGTTGGCGAC